CAACTCCTCCGCGCGCAGGCCGTCCTCCTCCACGACCAGGCGCGGCTATTGAGCTTGCAAGCCAAGGCGCGCGACGACCTCAAGGAGGAGCCGGCGGTGAGGCTGAGCGAGTTGCCGGTGGGGGAGCCGAGTAGGAACTGACTATGGGTGAGCAACGCGTAGTGCGCAACAGGGAATTGTGGGAACTCGGCCAAGAGGTCTTGCGCGAACTGCACCCGGAACTCACGCACTTCTGCATCGAGTTCGTCTTCATTGACCCGCCGCGGACGAAGCAGGGACAGGCCCTGGCCGGAAGTGCGCTCAAGGCGAATGTCCGCGAGAGGTGCCTTCTCGGCATAGACGGCTGGGTGGAGATAGCCTACTACTTCTGGGCGGGCGAGGGGCAGGAATGGCAGCGCTACCTGCTTGACCACGAGCTTGAGCATTTCGAGGTGCGCGACGGAAAGCTTTGCACCACCGGCCACGAGATCGAGGACTTCTATGACGTGGTGAGGCGGCACGGAACGGAGATCGCTGGGCTGACGGAAATCGGCCAGATGGCACGGCAGGTCACCAATGGGTACTGTAAGCGTGGCGACGGTTCAACTGAAGAAAGCGGCGTATGCGCGTTTCTATGATGGCTTGCCGTGGGACCGTTGTGCAGAACGCGGTGACATGAGCAAACGCCACTTACACCGCCTTCGCAAGACCTCGCGCTGGCAGCGTGTGGTAGCAGAACTCCTGAAGCGGATGGAGGACGAAGAACTACCCACCGCGACTGGCACCCTTCTCCGGCAGGCCTTGCGGGGCGACGCAAACGCGGCGAAGACGCTCTATCAGCGTTACCATGCGGCGCGCCAGGAACTCACCGGCAAGGACGGCAAGCCGGTGCAGATAGAGATTGCTGGCGAGGACGTGAAGAGCTTCATCCAGACGCTGGGCCGGGTCATCCATGAGCATGTCAGCAACCCAGACGAGCGCAACGCAATCATTCGTGCCCTCGGTGGCGCAGAAGCAGAGGCTGATGGGCACGGCCCTGGGGGTGGCCATTGAGGCAGCGGCGAAGCGGATACCCGATCCCGTTGACTGGGCGCGGGAGTACATGCGCACCGAGCGCCGCCTGCCCCTCGACTTCGAGGCCCACAGCTACCTCGCCCAACCTCTGCGCGACGACCACAAGCGCAAGGGTCTGATGTGCGCCTCGCAGGTGGGCAAGACCACACTCGCGATTTCCAACGTCCTGCACTTCTGCGACATGCACCAGGCGCGCGTGATCTTCACCATGCACACCGACGGCGAGTGCCAGAAGTTCTCGGCGACGCGTGCGAAACCCGCTATCGAGGCGAGTCCCTACCTGCGCGAGCGCATCACGGGCATTGACAACGTGGGGGTCAAGACCTTCGCGGGCACGCGCGGGGAGAGTGTGATCTTCTTCAAAGGGGCGACGGTGGGGACGCAGGCGCTCTCGGAACCTGCCGACATGCTGGTACACGACGAGCTTGACTTCAGCAGGCCCGACACCTTGAGCCTGTATGAGGACCGGACGGCGGCGAGCGCGCACGACCGCAGGCTGGTGGAGGGGACGCCGACGCTGCCCAAGTTCGGCCTTGACGCCCTCTGGCAGGACAGTTCGCGGTCGGAGTGGATGGTCAAGTGCCCCGTCTGCGGCGACGAGGCCCCGCTGACTTGGCCGGAGAGCTTTGCGGTAGACGCTGAGGTGCCGTACTACATCTGTGGTCGCAGCCACGAGCTGACGCGCGAGACAATCCAGGCGGGCCGCTGGGCAGACACGCGAGACAACTACACCTGGCGGATGTATCACATCCCTCGGATGCTTCGCCCGAACTGGCCTGCCGATAGGTGGATGACAGCGTTCGAGCGGCGCTACGCGGAGTTCCCGCAGTTGGCGGTCAACCAGATGCTGGGGCAGGCGGCCACGAGCGGCGAGACCGAGTTGGACGAAGCGGTCATCACCGCCGCGATGCTCGACTACCCGCCCTCCGAGCGGAGCGAAGAGCCTTGCTTCGCCGGCTGTGACCAGTCCAGCGCGAAGGGCCAGCACCGCGTAGTCATCGGCCAGATAGATGTTGAGGGCGAGTTCGCCTACGTGCACGCGGAGATATGCGACTGGGACCGGCTCGCGCAGTTGATGAAGCTGTTCAACGTGGAGCAGTTGGTCATAGATGCGCTGCCGGAGACCACGATGGCGCAGGCGCTGGCGAAGCAGTTCCCCCGGCGCGTATTGCTGGCCTGGTATCCGAACATGCCGGTGAAGAGCGACGAGCCGATCCGCCTGAATCGCAAGGAGTCGAAGGTAGACCTTGACCGCACGGCCACGCTTGACCAGTCGGCGCGAAGGGTGCGCCTCCAGCAGGACAGCTTCTGTGCGATGCCGCAGAAGTTGCGGCAGACCTTCGTGGCTGAGATGACGAACATGGTGCGCGGGATAGAGATGGACGCCCACGGCCAGCCCTGCGCGTACTGGCAGGAGGTCGGCCCCGACCACTTCCGCCACGCGCATAACTACGCGACGGTGGCAGGACTCATTGAGGTGGGCCGCAGTCGCGGCGGATACATCGGCCTCGACCTGAGCGGGGCACTCGCGGGGGAGCATGAAGTGGAGCTGAAGGACGCGAAGACGGGGAAGAAGGAGAAGCGGCGCATCCGCCCCGGGTACATGCCCGTGCCCGATGGAGTGCTGCCCGGAAGCGCGCGAAAGATACAACTGCCCTAGTTGGAGGAGGCTGCCCCGATGCACGGTGAAGACGAGAAGGACACGATCCCCAAAGATGACCCTGGAAATGCCCTGTGGGAGGATGCACAGCTTGACGCGGACGTGGACCTCCGCTTGCAGCAATGCGCCTGTTGTGTGTATCGGCACGCTGGGTGTCCGGTCGGAAGCGTCGCAGACGATTGCTCGTGCAGAGACCCGGACGACGAGGGACATTGCGATGTGAACTGTCCTATGCGCGGCAGCGGCGTGTGGCTCTACGTGCCGTCCATTCCCAAGGACGATGATCCGGAGGAAGTCGAGAAGATGCTGCGCTCCCTGCGGGGGTGGCTCCAGGTTCTGCTCGGTGCTAAACATGCGGGAGCAATGACCAAAGAAGACTTCCTACAAGGATTTCAAGCTGTGATGGACTGCTTCTCAAGGACTGACTCGCGGCAAGAGGAGTGCTGCCCCGATGGAGACGGATAACAGCGAACACATACCCGATGATACGGAAGCGCAAGCCGAGGACCTCACATTCCCCTGCGATGAGAGGGGCGTAGTGGGATGCACAGACGCCCAGTGGGTGATAGAGCACCTGCTAGGCGAGTTCGGCTGGCACGATAGCGAAGGTCTGCCGGTTCCACTCTCCAGCGTTCGGGACTTCGCCGCTTGCAACCGCTTCATCGTAGCCTACGGCACACGGGCGCAGTGCAGTTCGTGGTTCGGATTCCTAGCGGAGGAGATGCAACTTTACGGTTCCCAGGCCCATTGGATAGACAAGCAAAATGCTGCTATGGCCGCAGAGCGTCGAGGCGAATCCCCACAGCGCGTCTCGGACCTGCGGTATAAAGCCGAACAAGCAAAGCGGGTACATCTCGCTGAACAGCGCGGCGAAGTACCCGACGAGTCAAGCGATGAGGATGAAGCCGACATATGTGACGAAGACACTAGGAACCCCCTCGCCGGGTTTGGCAACCGAGCCACGGCGTATCATCAACGCTGGGGTAAACCGCCCACTCATATTCTGGTTCCCTATCAGTGGGAGCCATGCGTGAGGCGGGAGATTGCGAAGATGATCGCGGGCACAGCGCTAGACATAGACGGTCTTACCCGCGTTGCCGACGATGTGAAGGTCAATGAACTCGGTAACATTCGCATTGTTACACCTGTTGGCGAGGTACAACTCGTCTGGGCCGACAACATTCCCTATGGGCTTCCCGAGTGTTTTCGGTTTATGCCCAACAAGTGCAAGGGTGACAAGATCGCCTGATGCAGAGCACAGCGTGGCAGATGCACCAAGACGACGACACCCGCCTCCGCGCCTTCCTCTACGGCCCTGCGGGGGATGCGCTTCCCTCGGAACTGACCGAGACGGAGATGATAGCGGCAGATGAAGAATACGAGGACAGACAAGGCATCTACGCGGCAGACGGCTTCGGACAGGCTTTCCGACGGTAGCCCGCACGGTGGGTACTTCTCCGTGCTCGTTGCGCCAGAAAGGCCCCTCATGCTGGACGACTGCGGGAACCAACGAGTGATTCAGAGGATGCGCATCATCGAGGCGCAATTTGTCCGAGGGACTGTAAGCCGCTCGCCCTGAGCCTGTAAGCGAAGGCCTCAACTGCGGCGCTGTGTCGCAGATAACTGACGCCAAGGAGTGCTGCCCCAATGAGTACCAAGAAAGGCGCGACAGTGAAGGGCCTAATAACGAAGGTGGAACCGCCGACAGAGGCGCGAGAGCCCTACGCCGTGGAGGTCCACGGTGACCTCGAACAGCTATGCGAGACCATCGGCTCAATTCGCGGCCAGCGTGGGATGGTCGCAGAGAAGGTCCACAAGCTGTGGGACTTCCTCTTCGAGGGGAGCCCTGACTTGCGAGAAGCAGGCACGGCTGTTTGCAGTGAGCCGGAAGGCAGTGGCCTTCTGGTCACACTCCGCAGGCGAATCGTCGGGATAACCAACGACGTTGCCGACGAGGTCGCCGGCCTTACCACCATCAACGACCTCCTCCAGGCCCTGCTCGACCGCCTGGGGTCGGACCAAGATGCGCCGAAGACTGAAGGTCCCTAGAAGCGCATAAGGGCCTAGTTGCGCCCCTCGCGTGCATGGTGGGCAGGCGTCCGCCCCGATGCCTGCCCGCCGCGCCTACCCTGAGCGAGGGTGTAGCCCCGATACTGCCCCGACGTAAGCCCCCATGTGACATACCCTAACTGCCCCCCGAAGACCGCGCCTCACGCGCGGTTCGCGTATGTACCCCTATGCCCGCGAGGCGACTATGGCCCTACCCGACGTTGTGGATACCACCTTTGCTGACCCACTGCTGAAGGCAATTCGCGATGCCCGCCCACGAGGGATTCCGCACCGCATCCTCCCCTCGCTGCGGCAGCTTGGCTACTACAAAGGCATCCGTGACCTCCCCAAGGCTACGGGCGTGACCTTTGACGTTCTGCGCCGGATGTCGGGCACCCCGATAGTGCGGATGGTCGTAGACAAGCGCAAGACGCAGGCGGCGATGTACGCTCGCGAACCGCGTCACCGCCACGACGTAGGCTGCGAGTTCGTCCTGCGCGACACGGAGCGCAACCCCTCCCCCATCGAGCGCAAGGAGATCGCCGAACTCAAGGAGCTTATCCTGCACGGCGGCTATCGCTGGAAGCGCGTCACCGACGGGCAGGTCGCTAGGTGGGATGGGCGTGGCGAGGAGAAGGCCCTGCGCTTTGACCAGCTCGTGCGAGTGCTCGTGGAGGACATGCTCGTCCTCGACGCCGCCTGCATACGCAAGGAGATGCCGCGCAAGGCCCGCGACCACCCCGTCTATGAGGCCGACCCCGAGGCGCGGGAGCACGCCACAGACCACCCGCCGATCTGGTTCGCCCCGATAGACGGCGCGAGGATGCGGCGAGCCGAGCAGACGTACCGACTGCCGAAGGGCCAGGACGCCCTCGCCGCCCCGACTGGCGCGTTCGCAGGAGAGTACGAGCCGGAGATTCGGAAGGACCTCCGCACTGTGGCGTGGGTGGAACTCGGCGAGAGGAACGAGGTCCAGCGCGAGTTCAGTTGGGACGAAATCGGCTACCTCTCCCGCAACCCTCGTTCCGACCTCTGGACGACGGGCTACGGGCGCAGCGAGCTAGAGTACCTCATCGAGATCATCACGGGCCTCGCCTGCGGGATCGGTTTCAACGTCCAGTTCTTCACGAACTCGCACATCCCCCCAGGCATACTCACCCTCGCTGGCGACTGGAAACAGGAGTACATCGAAGAGTTCCAGTCGGACATGATCGAGAACGTCGGCAGGTCTGGCAAGTGGCACAAGTTGCCGATCCTCTTCGGGGCGAGCGAAGACGCCAAGGCGAGCTTCATCACCCTGCGCGAGCAGGGCCGCCTTGATATGCACTGGGAGAAGTGGATCAGCTTCCTCGTCAACATCATCTGCGGCGTGTATCAGATGGCCCCGGAGGAGATCGGCTTCCAGGGCTTCAGGCAGCAGGGCCAGGCGATGCAGGAGGCGGACCCGGCCAGCAAGATAGTGCAGTCGTACGACACCGGCTTCGTGCCGCTGATGCTGGCGCTGGAGACCTTCCTCAACGAACAGATCATCGAGCCCATTGACGACCGCTTCCAGCTTCGCTGGGTGAACCTGCGCAAGCTGGATCGGGAGAAGGAGCTTGCCCTCGGGACACAACGCCTCAATGCGGGGACGGCCAGCCTGAATCAAGTGCGCACCGAACTCAACGACCCCGAATGGCGCGACCCGCTTGACCCCGTATTCTGGAAGCGTTGCGAGAAGGCCGTTGTCAAACGTTGGCCCTTGGTGCGGCACGACAGGGAAGAGCGGGAGCGGCTGACCGCCGTCCTCTACGAGCAGACTGACGGCAAGTACTGCACCTGGCCCGACGCGCCCGGTATGCCCGTTATCGTGAGCCAGTTGTATATGCGCGAGAAGGGCAGCTACTTTGAGGACATTGGTGGCGGAGGGGCTGGCGTTGGCGAACTGGGAGGGGAGGAGACTCAGGCCGGACCCTGGGGCAGTGTCCAGCCTGATATGCCGTCGGCACAGGGCGTCGAGGCACCCTCCCCTCCTGGTACACCACAGGAAGCCGAGCAACCGCAGGGGCAGGCCGCAGGCGCGGCACCCGATGTGCGCAGACAACTGCTCGAACAGTTCCAGCCGCCGCCGCCGATGGCGAAGGCCGTCCAGGAGCAAATGGAGGCTGACGGTGAGGGGCGAGGTATAATCGCACGGATCGGGCACCGATTGAGCAGCGCAGGCGCATGGCTGAGGAACAAGGCCAGATGGCGAAAGACATAGCCGACGACATAGCGACGGCCTTCGTTGACGAGATCGTCGCTGACGAGGTGCAGAAGGCCATCGAAGCAGGCGGCCCCGCTATGGCCGGCTTCTCACCCGACGAGCTTGCGCTGGACGTGCGCGACGCACAGCGCGACGCCGAAGAAGTGCGCGACGAACTGCGGGCGATTGCGGTCGGCCTCTTCACCGGCTATGACCGCGTGCATCGGTTCGGGCAAGCTGCCGTCGCGAGCGCTAGGACCAACCGCGAGAAGGCGGCGGTGCGAGGGGAGATCGCCGACGCGAGGGTGAAGACGGAGTATGCGCTGAAGGCGGCGATCCGACGGTCGTACAAGGGCATGTTCCAGAACGGGAAGGTCCTCGGCTACAACGTGCGCGGGCCGGACAAGGCCGAGCGCAAGTTCCTGGAGCGGCTGCGCCGCGAGGAGTTCGTCTTCGTCAAGCGGTTCCTGGACGACATCGAGCAGGGCCGCTGCAAGATGCCGGTGGAGGACCGCGCCGCGCTCTACGGGAACGCGGCGAACGAGGCGATGTGGTTCGGGTTCGTGTACGCCGACCAGTCGCCCGACAGGTACTTGCGATGGGTATTGAGCGACGAGGAAGCCTGCCCCGACTGCCTGTACCTGGCGGGGCAGGGGATGGCGCAGGGCTTTGACAACCCGAACGCCGAGTTGCAGCTAGGCGGGCGCTGGGGGAACGGTGTCTACTCGGCGCAGGAGCTGGCGCTGCTGGCCGTGGTGCCGCAATCGGGGAAGCTGCGGTGCACCACGCGGTGCCGGTGCCACTTGGAGGAGACGGGCAAGCCGCGCCGTGCGCCGGTAGGCAAGGTGCAGAGGAAGCCGTTCAAGAGCCTAGCCCCGAAGCCGGTGCAGGCGCAGTACGAGAAGAGGCGCAAGCGGCAGGAGACGAAGCGGGTGCGGAGGGGCGGGACGGTTGTGAGGAAGGGCGTTCTATCCGACTGGCCCATTGTATGACCGTAGAGACCGAGACCTGCCACCAGAAGGGCCACTGTCCGCAACGACGGGGCATAGGGTGAAAAGGACGCACGGATGGGGCGAGACCCCGTCCCGATTCCCTGGAATCGCGTTAGGCGGCGATTGTGCGAATCGGCTATTCTATCGAAAGGGAGACGAGCGCAATGCCAGCCGACAGGAATCCGAGAGGCGTCAAGAGGCCCAAGGATGGTCGCGGTGACGGCGACGGGATGCCCGGCGGACTGAGGCGCGGACGTAACACCGATGACTGCGGGCGCGACGGTCCGGGACACGGGGAGGGCGAAGGGGCTGGTGGGGGTACTGGACGGCGCGAGGAAGGCAGATGAGCGCAATGCCGAACACCGACCCCGCAAGGCAAACCGAACCGCTGTGGGTGGAGAGGCCGAAGTGCGCACACTCGGGAGCAGAGAAATGGTCGTGGGTGCTGGCCCTAGGCCTTGGTGTTCTCGCCGTGAGCATCAGCCTTCTCATCGGCTATTGGAGGGGCTTCTGACCATGCCCGCTAACGTCGTGAAGACCCCGCGAGACGAACGCCTCTGGGCCGACGCCAAGGCCCAGGCGCGGAAGGAGTACCCCGACGTAGACGAGGGCTCCGACCGCTTCTACAAGCTGACGATGGGCATATTCAAGCGGATGCAGACGCGGGCGGGCGGCGGGGACGTGAAGAAGGCCGTGGAGCCGAGGCCCCTGATGGTGGCCGACCCCGCCCTGCGGAAGGCGCTGGAGGAACTGCCGCACAAGGGCGACGAGGGAGAATAACGATGCCTGCGGTGCTGGTCGGGCAAACTGGGCGGGAGCGGATGGCGAAGGCTGCCTCCTACCCTAGGCCCGCCTTCGTGGGTGCCACCATACCAGATTCGGCACGTGCGCGGTTCGCGCACATCGAAGGCCTAGCCGAGCATCTGCATATGACGCTGTTGTACCTGCCCGAGGGTCCGCAGGACTGGAGCGAGGAACACGCTATCATTCGGGCAGTGCATCATGTGGCCCAACGCACACCCCCTTTGCGCTGTAAGATCACTGGCATCGGAATAGTGGGTCAAGAGCCAGTACTCGCGGCACTCGTAACCGTGGAGAACGGTGCCAAACTCCACGCGGACTTGGTGGGGACGATTGCTGACGGCGAACTCGACCGAGCGGTTGAGCGAACGTATGACTTCCTGCCGCACATCACTCTCTCGCATCAGCCTGCAGAGGAGGCGGCTGCTGCCGACTTGCGCAAGGTGCGGTGGACGACAAAGAGCATTACCCTGCAGTTCGGCAAGCGGGGTAAAGTGCATCGGTTTTACCTGAAAGGACGGCGCTCGAAGCTCCGTGTGCTCTTCAAGGCGGCGCGCCAGTTCGGCCTCTTCGAGGAAGCCAAGCATCCCCGCTACCCCAAGGGCCACCCGAAGGGCGGGCGGTTCATGCTGACCGGGAGGAGGGCGGAGGGCGGGGAGGCACCGACGGCAGCGGCGACGGAGGCAGAGTCCTACGAGGCCCCCGGCAAGTTCCGCAATGTGCGCGGCTTTGCTGACCGCAAGGGGTATCCTAAGCCAGACCGCTATCGCGTAATCTTTGAGGGATGGACAGCTATCTATGTGAGCGATACCGGGGCTGAGTACCACCTCCAGATTGAGCCCCAACTGTGGCCGAGGGAGACTGCGGGACGGTATGGCAGATGGGTTGATGTCCTATCGCAGGGAGCAACGCATCGGAACGTGCTGTGGGAGAAATTGCCCAGCATCAAACAGGGGATAGAGAAGATAGTCGGCTTACTATCTGCCGACGCAGACAGGGCCGAGCGTGAGCGTGGCTTCTCGCTTCGGCCCCAATCGCGGTCTTCCCCGTTCCGTAAGGCGCTACTATCCTTCGGAGGTCCCCGTGCTGCAAGTGCGCCGTGACAATCCATCGGCCCCTCTCCTAGCCTTCGGCCTCAGCAAGGCTGGTGCCCAGCAGGGGTTGCCGTGGGAGGAGGGCAAGCACCCGCGTCAGACCGGAGGGCGTTTCGGCGAGAAGCCCTCGGCGGAGGCGGCCCCCGCGCAGAGGCAGTTTCAGTTTGCCTTCGCGATGCCGCCAACTGGCAGCCTCTCCAAGCGCGTCAAGCTGATAGCCCGGATGTGCGGCCTCTTTGAGCCGATGGCCCTCTGGGGACTGAGCGACGAGGAGGTCGTGCAGGCCAAGCGGGAGGCGCAGGCTGCCAACGATGAAGTCGGCGAGATGATGCTGGACATCCATCGCAACGTGCGGGCGCGGATGTCGCCGGAGCAGGTGAAGGACGCGCACAACGTTGTGCGGGCGATGGTGGCGCAAGCGGTTGCGAAGCGACGCCCAGCGGAGGCCCCGAAGAAGAAGGCTGTTGCGCTGGACGAGCGGCTGCTGGCACTGGGGATTAGTGCCGACCACCTAGCACCTGCGGCGATGCTGCAAGCTAGAGCCGTGGCAAAGGCCGTCATCCGCACCCCGATGGAGGGCGGTGTAGTCGCCTGGGACAAGGTTCCGGTCGGGGCGTCCATCTGGGTGACGGTCACAAAGCCCGGCCCGCTCAAAGGCCGCAAGCTGCAACTGACAAAGCGCCCCGACCATCAGTTTGCGGTCACGGGCGGGACGCCCTTCGTCTCGCACAAGGGCAAGTTCTCTGGCGAGGAAGCCGAGAAGCGCGGGGCGGCCTACAAGCACATGACGGTCGCCCCCGGCGGTCGCGCGGGCTACATGACCGCCAAGGAGCGCAAGGCCCGCGAGGAGCGCGAGAAGGTCAAGCAGGCCCAGGCTGGCAAGCGCAAGCGGATCCGACAGCTAGGGCAGGAGAAGGGGGAAGCTGCACGTGGGGCGCGAGAGGCATTTCTGGCGGCCACGGGCGCGAATCCCGACTACTTGACGGAGCAAGAGGTCGCGAACGCTACGGGTGCCCTCCAACAGCAGGCGGAGGATGCTGGGTACGAGAAGACCACGGCGCGGCAGTGGGCAAGCAGCGTGATGTCGGCGGTGGCCCGTGCGCAGAACAAAGCCGACGACAAGCGGGCGAAGGCCGTTGCGCGGCTGGCCCGCCGCGTCCGCCAGCGGATGGAGGACCTCGGCGAGGACTTTGAGGCGGCGCGCGATGCAGCCCGACAGGAGATAGAGGTGCCGACCTACCTCGACCCCGCAATGCTGCCCCCGCCGCCGGTGCCCAAGCGCGACGCTACCGAGCAGGAGATAGAGTTGCAGGTGGCCGACGCCGTTGAGAGGGCGGTGGAGGAGGCGACCGCTCGCCCCGCCGAGGTTGCGCTGCCAGCGGCCCCCGTCGAAGAGGCGGCCCTGGAGGCGGGATGGACGCCGCCGCCGTCGGTGTATGCTGAGGAGTTCGCAGAACCCGAACACGTGGGCATCTACTCTGAGGAGGAGCGCCGCTATGCGCTTGTCCCTGCGGGTGAGCGACGCGAGGTGCCGCCGCAGGCCGAAGCTCCCGCCGCAGTGGGCGCAGCCGAGGTGGTAGAGGAGCGCAGGGAAGAACCTGCCCCCGAGCCAGCGGAACGCGAAATCGAGCTTGAGCGGACGGAGAAGTTGCGCGAGGAAGCGGAGGCCGAAGCGCCTCCCGTCGCGGGCATGACGATGCGGGAGATTATGGGGCGCGTTTGATCGCGGCGACGGGCGAAGGGCGAGGAAGACTGGCAGCTTGAGAGCGAAGAAGCACTTGGCGAACTCCTGGGCAGCTATGAGGGTTTCCAGCGGGCGGCCCTGGAGCAGCGCAAGCTAAGAGCCGGGCTGGAGAAGCTCCCGGAACTGGAGGGCCGCCCCACTGCCGCGCTTGAACAGTTGACGGTCGAAGCGGAGAACGTCAGCGAGCAGGAGCTGGCGGAGGCGATGCGCCGCTATGAGGCGGCCCCGCCGGAGCAGCGCACGGATCGTCTCTATCAGGCATTGTCCGACCACTGGAACGAGGATCTCGGCAACACGCTGGCGGGCCACATGGACGAGGGGGCGAGCAGTGCCCTGACCGGCCTCGTCGGTGACTTCCTGGGGCGGCGCGTGAGCGTCGGAAGGCTCGTGCGTGCCCTCGCCCCTGCGGGAGCGGCAGCCGCGCTCGCCTACGACCTGCACGAACGCTTGTCGGAAGCCGACTATGCGCAGGTCGCCGAGCGTGTGGAGACCTGGAACTCTGAGAACCAGGAGAAGACCGAGCGCAAGGCATTGGAGGCGAACGCGCAACTCCTCGACGAGTACAAGCTCATCGAGCAGCACCAGGACAAGGGCCTTCTGAGCGAGGAGGGCGCGGAGGCGCTGAAGGCGGAGAACCTGCTTCGCCGCCGCCGCAACCTGGGTGTTGGCCTCGGCTCGCTGGAGGCATCGGCGAACTTCCTCGGCGCAATGCAGATGGCGATGCGCGGTAGTGACCAGCAGGTGACGCTCATCTGCGGCGCGAGGAAGGCGGACGCGCAGGAGCGGCTTGACGCGCTGAAGCTGAAGACGGGGAAGAACGTGCAGCTTGTCAACAACCCGGCGACGAACCAGTGGGAGATACGCACGACGGCCCTGGGCTTGCAGCGGTTCATAAACTACGAGGAGAAGCTGAAGACGCGCAACGCCGAATGGCAGGGCGCCAAGAACAATGAGGCGGAGGTCGCAGAGGCGGACGCGCCACCGGGTTTCAAGCGCAAGGTCGAGGGCGAACCACTCCGCCTGCGCAAGGAGCAGCGCAACGACATAGACTGGCTGCTGAAGGCTGGCGGCGGACTTGTCGCCAGAACTACGGGGGCGGGCAAGACCCTCACCGCACTAGGGTTTGCCGCCCACAAGCTGAAGGAAGACCCCGAACACAAGGCCCTGATGGTTGTGCCGAAGGGCCAGGTCGGACAGTGGATCGCTGAGGCGAAGAAGTTCACCGACCTGCCCATCTACGAGGTGCCCGAAGGAGCGACGAAGGAGGGCCGCGCAGACCTTTACTACCAGGGTCCCGGCGTCTACATCGCGAGTCACCGCGACGCGAGCTTTGACACTAGCGCGATTGAGAACGGGGGCTTCGGAACCGCCTGCGTTGACGAACCACAGCTCTTGAAGAGCCGCGCATCCGCCCGACTTGGGGCGCAGGCGCAACGGCTGTTCAAGATGCCCTTCGAGCACCGGATTGCACTGACGGCGACGCCCGCGCGCGAGAAGCCCGTGGAGGCCTACAACATCGTCAACTGGACGAACCCCGGCGAACTCGGCTATCGGACGCGCTTCGAGCGTGCCTTCGGCGGCTTCGGGGCGGGCACCAACGCTCAGGACGCCGGGCTGGCGAAGCTCCTGCGTGACGAGATCGAGCCTTACGTCTCAAGCTCGGCCCTGGAGAAGCGAAGCTACGAGGTTGACCATCGGCACCACGCGAGCAGCATTTCGCAGGCGCAGAAGAAGCGCGAGGGAGAGATCGAGGCTCGGCGCGAGGAAGTCATAGCGAGCTTCCGTGGGCGGGGCGGTAAGCGCAAGGCCCTGGCGGAGATGGAGCGCCTTCAGCGCGTGAACGTGGATGACGGGGATGCAGCCACGAACGTAAAGATCGCGGACTTCCTCTCAGAGGTCAAGGCAAGCGATCCGCTGGCGAAGCATGTGGTCTTCGTGTCGGGACCGGAGCAGCGCCGGACGGTGGTGCAAGCACTGGCCGATGCAGGGTACAAGCGTAGTCAGATCAAGAACATCGCGAAGACAAGCGGCGTCAAGGCGGCGCAGATCAGCCAGCGCAAGCGGCAGTGGGGCGAGGACCCGAACTGCCCGTTCATCATCATAGACGCGAGCACCTCGGCGGGACACAACCTGCAAGCCGCGAGCCACGTCCACATCATGGGCGCGCCGGATGATGCCGCCCAGATGTTACAGGCCGAAGGGCGCGTGGCGCGCGATCCGCGCGAGGGAGACGTGGGCGTCCACACCTACAAGACGGACAGCCCGTTTGAGGCCGAGGAGTGGCATGTGCTGGACGACCAGATGAAGCTGCTCAATGCGACGGTGCCCGCGCTGCTGGCGCAGGCGGGGCTGAATAAGTCGGCGAGGGCGCTTATGCGGTTCACTGGGCGACACCGGGCCTACCTGCGGTATCATCCCGTGGTGAACGTACCTGTGAATGGGCACGGGACGCGCCTATCGTTCGGAGAGAACAATGCCGCAGGTACTTCGTAAGCAACTCGCCGCGACCGACGTTGCCCTCCGCCGCCAGGTAGAGAGGCTGAAGGCCTTGGCGTCGAAGGCGCACAACGAGTATAAGGCCGCCAAGACCAGCGGCGAGGCCCGCGACGCACTTGAGCGGTATGAGCAGTGTCAGGAAGTGCTGGGGCGGATACGATTCGGAGGGCTATCATAGTGGCCGTAGTCGGCCTCGCACGAACTAGGCGGCCCCAGGGCGGCAAGCAGTCGCGGGTCCCGTGGCCGATCCTGCGGCCCGAGGACTGTGCGCACCTTGATATGCACGAACTGCTGGTGCGCGGTGACGACGGGAAGGTCTACAAGGCCGCCGTCTGCGCCCTCTGCGGTGCGGTGCAGGATGTCCAGTCCCTACGGCACCGCAACGGCCCGCCGCGTACTATGCTGATGAGCAAGGCGGCGGGCGACAGTATAGACTGGCGCGGCAATCCGCTGTACCGCTGGATAACGATTCACCCGCAGGGCAAGGAGGAACAGGGCTACCCCGTCCTGCTGCGCCTGGACAAGGAGGGCAGCAGCAGTGGGCACATCGTCGGCGGGGCGGGTGGGGCGCTGAACTATCGGCGCATAAGCCGCCTGAAGACGAAGCGCCAGTACCAGGTTGAGGCGCGGGCGCGGCGGGAAGAGAAAAAAGGAGAGAGGGAAGCACGCGAGGCCGCAATGTCCGAGGCGGAACTTGGCGAACGTGCCGCCGCCCGCACGGAGGTCGCGCAGGCACGGACGGAGGCGACGCACGAATATCTGAAGACCGTCGCCGAAGTCCAGGGCTGGGGGCCGGTGGCACTCTCCGACGAGGACAAGACGCGGATGTCGGAAGACAGTGTGCGCCGGATAGAGGCGGCACGCGAACGCTGGCAGGAACGGGCGGCGCGCGAGCTTGACGAGAAGATCAAGGACCTCGTGATAGGACAGCACGACCGCGAGATCGCCGAGGCCCTGGACGGTACAAACCCCGAGGAGTTGATGTCCGACGAGGTGGACGACTCGGGCCTTGGCTACGCGGCACTGTTGGCGAACCTGGCCGAGGCGCACGGTATGGGTCCCGATGCCGCACGGCTACGCGCTCGCTTCACGACCACCAGGGCGTTTGAGGCGGCGGAGGAGGGCGGCTACATTGAGGACGCGCAGAAGGCAAGAGACTACGTAGACATGCTCCAGGTGGGTGCCGCCGAGGCGCGCACGGAGGACAAGCCCTTCCGCGAGGAGGGCCTGCACCGCCCCGAGTTCTCCAGCGAGGTAGCCGACCCCGCGCAGGCGCGTCGCCTGCTCGTGGCGCGCGAGCAGTGGAAGCAGCACGAACGCGAACTGAAGGCGAAGGAGCGCGGCATTGAGGCCCTGGCTCCCGGCAGCATCGAGATACCCGCTGGCGCGGCCCTTGTTGAGACCACGGAACTGTCGGACGAACAGGCAATGAAGCGCGTGACTATGGGCCTGCAAGACCGCGCGCGGCTAGTTGCGGCAGACGAACTGCTGTCGGAGGTAGAGGCGGTCGAGGAGCGCACGGGCAGCATCGAGCAGCACATACACGAGGGCCACACGCGCCAGTTGGAGGAGATCGGCCAAGCTACATTCCACCAGCCGGTCGGGATGGGCCGCGAGACCGTAGACGTTCTTGGGCCGGACGCCTCCGCCGCGATCTTCAGTGAACTGCTGAAGGAGGAAATGAACGGCGATACGGAGGCGGCGCGCGAGGCCCTCCGTGAGCATCACATAAGGACACAGGCGCAGAAGGCGAAAGATGCCGTTGCCGAGGGCAAGCAACGGCTTGCCGCTGCGGAAGATGCCGTGAAGGACCTCCCCGAACTTGGCGACGATGGTGTGCAATCGCTGCTGGCAATCGAGGCGGCGAACGACAAGCGCCGAGAGGAGCTGGAGGAGGCCAAGCGCGTAGTGGGCGTTGCCCTCGGTCGCCTGGAAATGCTGGGCAGCATGAACGCGGCCCTGGGCGAAGAACATGAGCGGATTGACGTTGCCCTTGGTGAACTGGGCGGCAAGCAGGCATACCAGATCGCCGCCGCGCTCGGACTTGAGGAAGGCGAGTACGAGGTGCAGTCGGACGGCCCGCACAAGTACCTGCTGTTGGAGGAGAAGGGCTGGCGGAAGTTGATAGAACCGCCCGACCCAGAGCAGGGCGAACTGTACGAGGCGGCCATCGGCATCAAGAAGGGCGAGGCCGACCAAGAGGGTTGGCTGCCGGATGGTATCATGGGCCGCCCGTCGGATGCTTACTACGATGATGTCGCGATCCAGCGGGCCTATGAGTGGGACGCGACGCCGGAGTTCAAGGGGAAGACCGGCGAGGAACTGGGCGGTGCCATTCGCGATTATGCGGGCAACATGCTCGCCAACGATGGGGCAGGCAGCGTCGGCAGCCTGCGCTTCAGGATGCTATCGCCGGAGTTTCAGGCCGACCATCTGGACGACGCGCAGGTGGGCGAATACCAGCGTGCGATGATGGGGTTGTTCCCCGCCTCGGGCGCTGACGACGACTGGGAGAGCCTGGCGCAGGAGTTGGTCGCGCCCATACGCGAGCGCGAGGACCCCGAACACGCCGCCTTGGACAGTCAGCGCATATCGGTTCCGCAGAGTTACGACGCGATGCACCGGGCACTCAACGAGGTCCCTGGGGGCAAGGTGGCATTCAAGCCGCTGGCTCACTTCGGAGTTGAGGATGCCGCGCTTCTCAGAGACTACTTCTGGGAGCATCTGACGGAGGAGAAGCGCCCGGTGGCCGCCGAGACACGAGAACGCCGTGCGGCAACGACGGCGGAGGGGGAGAAGGTCATCGCGGGGCAGGCCACGATCTTCGGCGAGGTCGAACCCGTCACACGCGGCAAGACCGAAGCCTTTCAGGAGCGTGTCGCGGCTGAGGAGGTCGCTGGTGCGGAGAACGCGTGGACGCGCTACGTCAAGGCGCAAGGCAGTCCGCAGGCGGCCTATCATTCCCTCCAAGACTTGGTGAAGGGCGAACTGGTTGAGAAGTTCGCCACGCAGTACGGGCGCGAAACGGGCAGGGAGGTCAAGGGTGGCCGCGCGGACATCGCCAACCCGCTCAAGCATATCATCGGCCTCATGCCGAAGGAAACCTTGGAGCGCGTGCTGGACGCGGACAATGCCACATTGCGGAAGATGTACGACGGACTGCGGAGAAGGGATGCCGAGGGCCGCTACGCTCCCGGCGAAGTGAGCGACCTCGCCCAGCGCATACTCGCCAAGGCCAGGAAGATGCAGCTTACACTCTTCGCAGAGCGACCGCCCTCCACACAGCACTTCACCATCGGCAAGACGGCGGAGGCCCAGGCGCGGCGGGTGTGGTCACAGGTGGCCGCGACCTTCGATCCCGACCATCCCGTAGAGATTCCGCAGGACGTGAGCATGTCGGGGGATTACGTCCACCAACAGCGGGCGATCAGGATGCTTGAGCGCGTCAAGCGTTTCGGCCTGCACTATTCTACTGGCAGCGGCAAGAGCCTCATCGGGATCGGCGGCTTCACAGACCTCGCGGCGCAGGGCAAGGTCAAACGCGGCCTCTTCATCGTGCCGCCGAAGATCGTGGCGCAGTTCGGCGGCGAGATGAATCGCTTCGTGGAGCCGGGCAAGTTCCGTTACTTCGCGGACCCTTCGGCCAGCGCAGACGAACGGCGCCAGATGTACGCCGACCCAGAGGCGCAGATGGTTGCGGTCAGTCATCAGGCTTGGCGCGAGGACGTGACGTGGGCCGTTGCGCAGAGCAAGTTCGGGGGAGACACCAACGAAGCCTCGCATTTCCTGCTCACTGGCCCTGCCGACGAGAGGCAGGATGCCGTCAACAAGGCGCTGGAGGAACAGGGCTGGCAGTACGGTTTCGCGATGTGCGACGAAGCACACGACGCTCTGAACCGCAAGGGCAAGCCCAACTCGCGCCTGGCGAACGTGACAGATGCGACGACGAGTGGCGCGGAGTACTTCATCACAGCAACCGCAACGCAGGTCAAGAACGATGCCTCCGAACTCTACGATGCACTCTGCAAGGTCCGACCGGACAAGTTCAAGCCCGAGGGCTGGGAGCAGTTCCACAGGCGCTATGGCCTGGATACTCGCGCTTCGCGCGACGCCCTTCAGCGGCTGGTCATGCCCTACTTCTACGCCAAGGACGTAGATACCGGCGTGAAGAGGACGAAGGTGCAGCGACCGATTGCACTCTCCGACTGGCAGAAGGCTGAATACGGGAAGGCACTGGACGCGTATCAACGTGCGCGACGCGCAGCCGAAGGAAGCAGAGAGGGCAGGGATGCCCTGGCAGAGCTTGTTGGGCCGAAGGGACTTGAGGGCCTGGACGAGGCCGCAAAGGTGCGCAAGTTGGGCGATGCTGGCAAGGCCCTTGGGTTCACCCGCGACCGAGCCATTGAGCGCGTCGTGATGCACGCGCCCGCGGAGCACAACCCCCGGATACAGGACGTTATCGAGTTGGCCCAGAGCAAGCGCGACGCCGATGATGACGGCGGACAGGTGCCTGGCCTCGTGTTCACGCAGAGCCTAGAGAGCGTGGACTTGCTGCGCGAGGCATTGGAGGGGAAGGGCTTCCGGGTTGGCACCATCACGGGCGGGAAGAACGGCGAGGAAAGCGAGAATGTGAGGGCCGGTTTCAACGCAGACCAGCATCGAAACATCACCGAACTGTCTGAGCAGGCGGCGGCGAGGCGCAAGGCGGCGAAGTACGACATCCTAGTCTGCTCCGAGGCAGGGTCCGCCGGGCTGAATATGGAGCGCGGCAGGTGGATGTATCACTATGACCAGCCCTGGACGGCGAAGACCCTGCAACAGCGGGAAGGGCGCGAGGACCGGCTGACGCAGAGGTGGGGCGGGATCGAGATTCACACCGCGAAGACGGCAACGCCCTTTGAGGAGCGCCGCCACCAGATAGTGCGCGACAAGGCCGACCTGATGAACACCTTCATGGAGGACACGGAGAACATTGACGACACCGGCCTCGCCGCAGACATTCGCAACGCGCGGTCGGAGGCGTTGTCGGGTGCGATGATGGGAGTCGCCGCAGGATGAATCTGCGCGGTCAACTGAGAGGGTTACTCGCGAGGTGTGAGCGCGGACTCTCCGAGTGCGACGCGCTTGACGCCCAGCTTCTGGCCGCCGCAGACCTGATGGAGAAGCAGCGGGGCGAGGAGCTTGAGCGGCAGGGGAAGGCCGTGCGGGAAGAGGGCGATGCGCACCGACTGCGCGCCGCCGAGGAAATGTACTCGGCCTCGCTCGTGGAACGGGCGCGGGCGCGACGGCTTGCCCGCCACCTGCGCAACCAGCAGACAGATAGGGAACAACAACAGGGGCTTCGCGGTGAAGCCCTGATTGCAAGTCCAAGGAGACGATAATGATGAGTGAGGGAAGACCCCTTCTCGTTCCAGAGCATCTCCGCGAGGCGGTCACGAAGGCCGTGGGCCGTGGGCGCATGGGCGGGTTCGCCGAGGGGCCGGGCGGCAAGTGCGTCTGCCCGAAGTGCGACTACACGGAAGAGCACGATACTGCCGAGGCCTGCTCCGCGAAGACGTGCCCGAAGTGCGGGGTGAAGCTGACGCGCGAGGGGCACGAGGAAGAGACACCACCAGCCGCCTGATCTCACCTAGTTCCGACGCTCACGGCCCGCCTTCACCGGCGGGCTTTTTCTATTGGGGATGATCTTATGCCACAACCTGATTGGGTCTTCTACGTCCCGATGGCGAAGGCCACCGTGGACGACGACGGCAGGATATGGGTCGAGGGCATTGCCTCCGACGAGTCGGTTGACCTGGAGAACGAGATCATCAAGGGCAGCGGCCTCACCGATACCATACAACTCCTGGAGACGCGCGGGATATTCAACTGGGATCACGGCAAGACCCCTGTGGGGCGCATAACGAAGGCGGGGCTCATTGACCGCGCAGTCGCCGAGAAGTACTTCCCGGAGATAAAGGACCAGCTCGGCGGGGTGCTGGTCGGCGACAAGGCCTTCTACCTAAAGGGCTGGGTTGACCCTCCCTCCGAGGACGAGGTGCCGCACGAGGACCTCATCAGCACCCGACACGCCCTCAAGCAGGGATACCCGCTCGGCTTCTCGCTTCAGGGTGGGCGCGTCGCGCAGGGGCAGACGCAAGCACCCGACGGCACTGTCCACCCCGCAACCGAACGCGCCTTCATCACCAAGGTCGCCATTGCCCCGTTTCCGATCAATACGCACAGCTACGCACGCATCGCGAAGTCTCTCAGCGAGGCCGTCTCCTGCGCCGAGGGCGGGTGCGACCTCCCGGTGGTGGTCGTCGCGAAGGCGCTCATCGCGGGCGCGGGAACCGAACATGCCGACTTCGGTGGCGGTCGGGCGATGACGCCGGAGAGCCTGCACGGTGCGCTGGAAACTACAACCTGGGGCTGTCCCAAGTGCGGCAAGGAGACGGTGGGGCGCGTTGGGACCGCGCCGACTTGCCCGGAATGTCACGTCAAGATGGTCGCTCAGAAGGTCACGAAGGCAGTAGACGCACATACCGCTGGCGGCACTTCCGCCGCCCAAGACAAAGGAGCTGACAAGATGGCAAGGCAGAAGGGCAGGATTCTCAAAAGTCTGCTCTCCGACTTGGCGGCAATCTTCACGAAGGCCGCCAAGATAGACGACGAGGAGGAGGGCGTGGAGGAGGAAGTGGAGGACGTAGAGGAGGAGCTTAGCGAAGTATCGGAACTCACTCAGGGGGAGGCGGAGGGGGAAGACGAGGAACCCCCAACTGACGAGGAGCTGGAAGAAATGCTGGCAGAACCAGGCACACCCGAACTTGAGGAGGAGGGCGAGGAGGAAGAGCAGCGGCCTCCCCGCAAGGTCAGGAAGGCCGTAGACGAGACCGCCGAGGGCGAGCAGGAGGAGGAGGAGCAGGAGCAGGAGGCGGAGGTCGAGGACGATGAGGAAGAGGTGAGCAAGTCCGTGAGCGAGTTCCTCGCGGAGGATGAAGACCTCGGCCCCGTCATCGAGGCGGAACCTGCGTTTCGCGCTGTCCTCGAGGAGTTCGACACCCGCCAGCAGGAGACGGCCCAGGACCTTATGAAGGCCATCACCACGCTGGCCGAGGGCCTGACCGGGCGGATGGACGCACTGGAGGAGCACTTGGGTGCCCGTGAGCATGAGGAGGGCAGCAAGCCACAACCTGGCGGCTACCGGCCTGTGACCAAGGGCTTGCCGGGCGGGGAGACCCCCGATCTCGACCCGGAGGAGGTCTCCAGCAAGATCACAAAGGCGGTCAAGGCCCGGCGGATCAGTGCGGAGGAGGCAACGGTTCTACGCAAGGCAGTGGCAAACGGCACTGATATGGCGCTGGCCCGTGCCGGTGCCATCTTCCGCAAGCTGGACGACGACGACTAGACGCGACCCGCCCGAGGGCGGCTGACAACCCGTTAGGACGCGCACACGAGCACATTCAACTGAGTGTGCTTTTTCAGTTGCGCGACATGACATAGGAGGTAGAACGATGGACAACGTTGTTGCGGCAGACTATCCCGAATGGTTCTTGCCCGCACTTGAGGGGCAGGAACCCAACGTCGGCGACTTGCTCAAGGCCATAACCGCAGGGACGGGCACCGATTCGTCCGCATTCACGGGCGGTCGGGCGCTCATTCCTGAGTCCTTGGAGCAGACTCTCCTTGATACTCTGTGGGGAGAGAAGCACATCAAGCTCTTCAAGGCTTTGAAAAAGTCAGCCGTCCGAGCTACTGTTGACGAATTCGACATACGGACGGAGTACGGTTCTGAGTGGGGCGTGGCAGTCGGCGAGACCGCCAACCCCTCGCTCGTGGACCCAACGATTCGGCGCGAGACCGCGCTGGTCAAGTACTACAGGGACCGGCGCGAGGTCAGCCACGTTGCCACGGTCGTACGGATGATTGAGGATCCAATGACGGTTCAGGAAGTGTCCGGGACCAGGCGGATCCTTGGCCGTCTTGAGCAGGACCTCTTCACCGGCGACGACACCGTGTTCCCGAATCGCATCACGGGCCTGCTGCCCATCACTGTCGCAGAGGGCGGCGAACTCGTGAGCGACGCGCACGGAACCGCCGTCAACACGCAGGACCGCTTCCAGGAACTTGCCGGGGTCGTATATGACGAGGGCGGCACACTGACCGACGTGTACCACTCGTCCATGTGTCAGGCGGACATTGACGCCGCGCTGGAAGTCAATCAGCGCATCGTCATCCCGGTGCAGGGCACCGACGGCAGGATTCGCGTGGGCGCAAGTCAGCGGGCCTTGGCGACGGTTCACGGCGACGTGAACTTTGAGCCCGACCGCTTCATCAGGTGCGGCTGGCGCATGAGCGCACCCGATGTAAGTGCTGGGCCAGACGCGCCGGGTGTGCCGACGGTCAACGCGCTTACCGGCAATGCCGGGGCGATCCACGACGCGGCCAACCTTCCGCCCGGTGACTACTTCGTCCGGGTGAGCAACATCAACGAGACCGGCGAGAGTGCTGCTTCTGTGGCCCAGGCGGTAACGCTGGTCGCGGGCGCGCGCATTCTCATCAACATCACCTCCGGCGATGCGGACACGACCGGCTACCGCGTCTACCTGTCCGAGGTGGACGCTGCCGACGCCACCGATTGCCGCTTCCACGCGGACTTCGCGATCACCGACGGCGTTGGCGACGAGTTGACGGTTGACGGCCACTGGGTGACGGGCACGACCACGATGCACCTCATCTCTGGTGAGGCTGCGGACATGGCGATTGACTGGCGACAGCTTCTGCCGATGACGAAGCTCGACCTGGCGATCACCGGGCCGGTCATCCCGTTCCTGCTCAACCTATACGGTTATCTCCGGGTGCCGAAACCGAATTGGCACGCGGCGATTATCAACGTCCTGCCGTCCAACGTGGCTGGTTGGGCGCCGGTCGGATAGCGCGAGCCGCGTGAGTGCAGACATCTGGGTTAGGGGCGGCCTTCGGGCCGCCCCTAACTACTAAGGAGGAACGACATGCCTGACCCTCTGACGACTGAACAACAGCGGCGGCTGAACGATATGTGCACGGTCGCGAATCAAGTGCTACTGGGCGACCGGCTCGCCGCTTTGGAGGTAAAGACGGCCAGTGGCAGCGGTTGGATTACAGACCTCGCCGCGGGCGCCACCGTGGAGGTCACGATAGACCACTCGGCTCAGTACGACTTCTGCTTGGCCGGTGTTCCGCGCTTCGTCGTCGAGCCGAACCTGACTCTCCGCATAGTGCTCGACGGCACAACGGGCACCCAGTTCGTGGTGGAGTTCGAACGTGCGCTCGGTGCTGGTGGAGCCGACTACGGTTACGGTGGCGGAGAGGCCGACTTCCACTACGAGTGGACTCGGGCGGGCCGAGTTGGAGACTGCTAGGGCAGCGACAGCCAGACAAAGGAGCGTATCATGCCGACAATCCGCAGTGAGCGTTTTGCAGGCAGCGAAGTCTGGCTGGGCGACGGACTGGTGGCGTTTGACGACGCCGGTTACGCTATCGGCGTGGTCAAACGCCCCGGTCCCGGCCTGCGAATCTCGCCACCGGACGCTCTAGGCGATTCGCAGTTCGCCTCGGCCAAGGCTTCCCCATCCTATGAAGTGGGCAGCGGTGACAGGCCCGCGCCCCCCGTCGAGGCTGAGGTGCCTGCGGAGGTGGACGAAGAAGTGCCGCCCGTGGAGGGTGGCGAGACGGAGGACGAGGCCTTGCCCGACTTCGCGGCGATGACCAGGGCAGAGCTGTACGTGTACTGCCGCGACGTGCTGGGGCTGGAGATCGAGTACAAGCACACGCCGAAAGAAAAGCTCATAGAGTACGCGCAGGGCGCAGCCGAACCGGAGGCACCTGGCGATGGTGACTGAGGACGTGACCGTCCAGGATGTGAAAGACCGGCTCATCGGCCTCTCGCCGTACCTGGAACAGGTGGAGGACGTAGAGCGCATCATCAGCGACAACATCCAGGCGGCCACCGACCGTTTCGAGCGGGAACTGGAGGCGCACGTCAGCGGCAAGGTCGTTATCAAGATGCGCCCCCACAGCGGCTTGGTGAAGGGCGTTGACTACGACATCGAGGAACCCGCGCTTGACTGGACGCAACACAAGCTGAGGACGTTGCCGGTCTTTATGATGCGGCGAAGGCCGATTATCAGCGTTGAGCGCGTCTCGATGGAGTTCGAGGAGGACTTGCAGATTCTCGATGTGCCGCAGAGTTGGCTGCGGATACAGAAGAACCTGGGCATTGTGAAGTTGCTGCCCATCGCGACCGCCGCCGCTATGCTGACGATGGAGGGGATTCCATTCCTGCCGATGCTGTCGCGGGGGTGGCCCTGGGAGATCGTCCCGCAGTTCATCTGCGTTGACTACACGGCGGGGTACGAGCACCCGACGCAGGAGGCCGACCTGCGCGACTTGCGGCGGCACCTTGCGGCGCAAGCGGCCCTCTACACCTTCGAGGACATCCAGGACAACGTTGTCTCGTCGGTGAGTATGGACGGCATAAATCAGTCCTTTGATGCTGTCGAGCAGCGGCTCAAGCGGCGGGCGGAGCGCGTAGAGCAGTTCCTAGACGAGTGGAAGAAGCGGTATCGGCCCCCGAGGATGCTGATCATCTGATGCTGAACCCGGCGGCTTGCAGGCAGGCGATCCGGCTGCACGGTGAGCGTGTGCGGTGGCTGGAGGCGTTGCCGTGCGACTGCCTTGACCCCGGCGATCCCGACTATGGCGACCATCGGGGATGCGAGAAGTGCCAGTATGGGTACGTGTACCACGAGCGGGTGCTGGCGGGCAATGAGAAGGCCCTGATAATCGAGGTGCGCAGGGAATACCTGCACCCAGACCTGGGCCTGCTGCTCAGGGGCGAGTTGCTGTGCGTGACGATGGCCGACGAGTTGGCATTCGGGAACTGGGATCGGCTCGTGCTCCTGGGGCGCGAGTTGCACAAGAAGGAGCGCGTGAAGTACGGCGACGATGCGCTGGCGGAGGAGTACCCGACCGAACTCCTGAGCGTGGCGAGCAGCGACGCGGAGTTCGCGGCGAGGACAGACTACACTTTCGACGCAGAGACAGGGAAGGTGGTCTGGGCGGACGGCGGCTCACACCCAGGCGCGGCTGCAACCTATGCCGTGCACTATCTCTACAACCCGGTCTTCTGGTACACGGGCAGCAGCCTGAGGACGCCGAGGCCGATAGCGGGTAGGGACAGCCTGATGCCGCAGTCGGGGCGACTGACGATCAAGCACCCGGTGGAGGGCTAACGTGGACCTCGCACTCTGGCAGTTCGCCGAACGCACCCATCCCGTCTATGAGCGTCCGGCGGAAGCGACGCGCTGGCCGTTTGCAAGGCCAGTGCCCTACGCGGCAACGGAGGGCGTCGAGCCCGCCGAGTACGAGGAGGGCGAGGAAGGCCTGGTCTCCGAGCCATTGCAGATGAGCCTTGAGGCCGTGCCCTCGGCAGACTGGTATCAGAAGGACGCAAGCGGCAACACCGTGCTGACCCTGCGCTTGCACAGCGGTTACGCGCCACAGATGGACCTTGACCCGATTCGCCAGATGGCGGGGCAGATGTATGACATGTTCCGCGCGCTCTCGCGCGGCCCGCTATCCTACCGCGATCTGCGCCTGATGGGACACCCCTACGGCTACGGACAGCCCGAGGAGGAGTTGACTTGGCGCAAGCTGGGGGAGCCGCGCAAGGTATCGTGGCGGACACCGGAGGGCGAGAGTTGGCGGCACATCGCGGGCATACGCGGGAGCGTCGCGACGATGGCCGTAGTGCATCGGCACACCGGACAGTTTGAGGCAGCATGGCGGCACTCGCTTATGGCGACGCCCGATGGTGTTGTGCTGACCTTCTGGAACGAGCGGAAGAGCGAGCGCGGAGCGCCCGTCGCTTTTTTCCTGGCGCACGGAACTGTCAAGATGCAGGCGCACGGCCCCTGGGAGACGGTGCCGCGCTGGTTCTGGCCTCGGCTGGTCAATGCGTGGCGGGCAGAGGCGCGGCGGGCCTCGATGAGACAGAGAGCGTTGGAGGGGCAGTTCGGAACTGCTGGAGTTGACTAATGCCCGAATACGACCTCGCAGACATCCTGGTTCACATGAATCAGACCGGGCGCGGTGTGCCCGCGCTCGATACCATCCTATCCATCCTGCACGACAACTTGCCGCAGGTGCTGGCGCACTTTGAGTTCCCGGCGATCCAGACGTGGGATTATGCTGGTGTGGAGTTGGACGCCGCCAAGATACCGGCGATCCTGGTCGGCAGCAGCATACGGACGGAGCAGTTGGGCACCCACTACGGGGACGACGCGCACGTGCTTGTGACCTGCGCCTACATGCCGCAGATCACGCGCCGCCAAGTGCAGGACAGCTTGGACATCGTGCAGTGCGTGCGGGCCGTCCTCTCAATGCCAGGCGTCGTCGGCCCGCGTTACGACGGTGACAGAGTACTGTGGAACTGGCTGCTCCCCGCCGGTTTCAGCATGGTGCCCCCTGATTGGCCGATGTATTCGGGCTGGATCGCCGAGTTCACGATGCGCCAGTCGCCGCAAAGCAATCTGTGGGAGAGTTGAGCGAGAACGATACTGAGGAGTTGAGATAGATGGCGCTGACAGGCCCGGACACATCCTTGATGGGAATCTTCGACCGCATTGCTTACCAGGTGTCGGCAGCGATGTTAGCTTGCACAGGTGGGACTGACTTGTGGGACAGAGTCGACGCTGCCGATGACGAGGACTACGAGAACAGGGTGGAGGGCCCGCAGCTCACCGCCTTGGACGCGGCGTTTGCGGCTATGTACCTGGGCGACTTCAACGAGATGACGCAGGTGCTCGCGGACATACAGGCTTACGCCAACCTCGACCTCGCCTTAGACTCATTCGACGGTCTCTTGACCGCCCGTCGTTGCCGGATTGCCCTGCAAGCAGCAGAGGTGTGGCAGGAGTGCGTGAACGCGGGGATTCTGAGCGTCGCTAACATCGGAAGCCGGGCAGATGGTGGCGCAAGCGCACCTGGCCTGGAGCTTGGGCACATGATCGGCAACGGCGCGGGCGCGGGAGCCTTCACCGCAGGAACGGATATGTCGGAGACAACCAACGGCCCTAGCCCGATCTGGGCGCGGGTGACGGTGAAGGACGCGGATGACTGGGCCATGACCGTAACCTGCGATCACGCGGCTGGCATTGACCCCACGACTGAGGATGTGATTATCACCGTGGCCGCTGCCGCTGAGGTGGGCGACACCTACATCGTGGGCGAGACGCTCCAAGACGAGAACAACGACGCAGGGCAAGCAGTGGTCAAGGTGGCGACCACGGATCAGTTCGCCGCCGGCCAGAAGGTGCTGCTCTCGCAGTGGACTGGCGACAGTCCGAACCGCGTGTGGATTGCCCAGGAGATAGGCACGATAAAGGCCGACGGCATTGTGGGCGACACGAGCATCGAACTGACGGGCAACCTGCTGCACAACTACACGATCGCTGGCGGCAAGACCTTCGTCTATCCGCTGTACATCGGCGTCTCCGACGTGGACGACGCGACGGGCGATGACGGAACCGCCGACGACTGCGTGTACTTCTATCCCGCTCCCGACCGCGAACTGCTACTATGAGGAGGGCATGACCGATGCCACTATACGCAAATGCCCAGTACCGAGTCGGCTATCAGGGCTACATGAAGTACAAGGCTCAAGCGGCGCGCCTGGTGGCCGGAAACACCATCGGAGACCCGGCCGAGGTTGCCACCGTGAACGGCCTCGTCGGCTACTGTTCTCTGCCGGGCTGGACGGTCACGGAGAACCGTGTCCCCGTGCAGGCCATCGGCTCTATGCGCGATGAAGACGAGATACCAACCTGTCGCCATTCCACCATCGCGACGCGGATACTGGTTGCCGACGGGACCTTCCTGCTCGATGCCATTCGCGACCACGCCGACCCCGATGCGGCGGGGACGGTCAGCGGGCTGCCGCTCAACACCATCGAGTTCGGCTCTGCCACTGACTTCGGCGCCGGGCAGGTATGGGCGAAGCAGGGCCTCGACACTCTGTTCAACACGCTGCGGATAGAGTACGCCGAGAACCAGCCGCTGGTGGCGACGGTTGACCTGATGCCCATCTGCTTCATTGCCGCGACCGGGCAGACGAAGGCAGTCCCAACCGCCCAGGTCCTGCACTGGAAGGACTTCGCCTACACGGTGGGCGGGACAGACTACCGCCCGATAAACGCCCGCACCACGGTGAACATCACTAACGGGGTCATCCGCCACGGGATGCGGCAGCAGTTCAACGCGCTGGGTGCTACGGAGTTGGCGATCAGCCGGACGCCGCTGGCGCTCCTCCCTGTGCTTGAGGGCGTGACCGTCGCGCACAACTGGCACGACCAGTTGCCTGCGGCCCTTGCCGACAGCGACGATTGGGGCGCGGTGACGCTCAGGGCCGAGGAAGTCGGGGCAGGCGCAGGCCGCCAGTACTTCCAGATCGTGATAGACCACAACTACCTCCAGCGGTACGGCGGCCAGCAGGTGCAAGCGAACCAGCCGATGGCGTGGACGAGCGATAACGTCTCCAGAGTCATCACGATGACCACCGGCGTGACCTGATAAAGCAGCACGAAAGGGGCCTCTGCGATGGCAGTCAAGTTGCGCGGTGACGAGGGCTACTACGCGGCAGTCGAGACGATAGACGGCACCAAGTTCTTCGTCGCCGACCTCGCGGACGAGCAGTTCGACGAGTTCCTGGATAAGGCCAAGGAACTCCAGGATGCCGCTGGCCTTGGCGATCTCGCGCAGCAGGCCTTGGAACCCGAGGCAATGGTGGCCCGCCTCACGCAGTTGCAGATGGACATCGGCCTCGCGAAGTCTATGCGGGCGAGCATAGGCGAGCTGATTGACTGGCTGCTCGAATGTGGCCTCGCGGACTGGAATCTTTCGGGCGTCGAATGCACCAGCGAGGCGCGGAAGCTGCTGCCTAGTCGGGTGAAGTCGCAACTCGCCGCCGCCATCGTCCGCGAGTCGCAACTAAGCGTAGGCGAGGCGAACTTTCTTGGCCTCCCTCAGCGTAGACCTGCTGAGGGGTGAGGTGCCTGCGACCATCGAGCCGTGGGCCGAAGAGCTGCTCAATGCCTACCTGGTGGCGCGGAGCACGGGGAAGGCCCCGTGGGAGTTGGGTCGGATGATGTCGCGGCGGCGCTTCTACGAGGCCGCCGCTATCTTTTCGGGGGCGTTTGAGTTGAGTGCGCTGATGAAGCAGTGTCCGCTGGCGGGACTCTAA